GTTATACTTTGTTCCAAGGTCTACCTATGCAGCTGCATGGGATATTACGGAGGCTGGGGATGTTTTATCTAATGTCCTGGCAGAATCTTTTGAGGTCTATGAGACCAATCCAGAGTACAGGAACCAGCAGTTCATTCGTGGCGGCCAGGCTAAAACATCTCTACAGACTGAAATCAAAGTCGGTGACGGCGAGACATCGTCATGGCCTGTAGGTTTCAAGCTAGCAGAAGTACCTACTGTAACAGTGAGCACTGATGGCGGAAAGTCATGGTCAGCAGCTAAAAGTATGGGTATTAAAGGTGTAGATACAGGCAAGGATTGGTATTGGTCAGCAAATGACCAGGTAATACTACAAGATGCTGGTGGAACACGATTAGCAGACGGGTATCTTCTTAAAATAGAATACTATGGATTATACCAGGTTATATTATCTTCAGCTGATTTTATAGAAGTCTTAGATAGACAAGCTATAGAGTATACCACCAGTGGTCTAAACGATGCTGTCCGAGATGACCCCCTTATAACTACGCAAGATGCTGGGCTTAATGAGGCTAACGCCTTACTGGACCACTATGCTGAGATTGGTACTAAGGTAACATACTCAACAGTAGTTCCAGGTCTAGAAGCAGGTACTTTGCAACACATAACAAGTGCTATTCACAACCTGGATGATGATTTCTTGATCACCCAGGTCGAAAAGTGTCCTATGTACTTTGAGGATCAGGATTTAGGTAATGCTTTGGTTATGTATAATATTCAGGCCGTTAGCGGTCCTGTCGAGGATTACTGGACTAAAGTGTTCTTAAAACTTAACCAGGGTAACATAGGAAGTAGCATTGCAAACAGCACATCTGTGGTATTGATCTTGAAGACGTTCTCTGGAGTAGCTACAGGAGACATTTGGGACTACATAGTAGCTGATGGCTCGGATGACATGGATGACAGCGAGTTTCCAAGCTACGAGATTGGGGATGAGATTAAGTATGTATCCATGTGGAATGGAGGTTCTGAAGTATTTAGGAAGTATAGAGTCGCTCAGACTGGAGATGCAGATTCAGGTAAGTTTGTAACTACATTCATTATAAATTCCGGTGAATGTAACTTAACCTGGGACACCTTAAAGCTCTATGGTGGGGACGTAGCCTCAGATACTTTCGGTACTGGAGACGTTGTGTACTCAGTAGCTAATTCATATACCAAGAACTCATTAGAGGCGCTGCAAATGGTATTTACCATAACGGAGTCGTGATAGTATGGCTTATACAAAACATAGTTGGAGGGAAAAGGCCGGTACTACCGGTGCACTCGGTGAGAGGGTAACATGGATGAATAACTGTGAAACTCAGTATGATGAGGTAGTGTCTTATTATACCACTACCTTACATGATACTCAATTCTATACTGAGGCCGAGATGGGAGCAACGTTCTTTGCTCCTACATATGATGGTGCTGGTAGTGGATTCGTAGCTGAGACCCTCGATGGGTATACCGCGGTTCAGATCTATGGTTCGCAAGTAGCTGCGGGAACTATAGCTATCTGGAGTGCCTCCCAGGCTTCTATCCCATCTGGTTGGCATCTTTGCGATGGTCGCGATGCTAACACCCCAGATTTACGAGATAGATTTCCTGTAGCTGCTGGAACGTCTTATGCTAGGAATGCAACTGGTGGAGCAGCTAAGGTTAGCCCCACGGCGTCTGCTGTAACTGTTGCTGGGTTTACTATAACTACTACGGAGTTACCTTCACATACGCACTCAGGTTTAGTAGATTATCCGGATAATCAGGTTACTGGTTGTGAGGGTAACGCAGGTGCTTGTGCTGCTGACCAAGATACTGTAACCTATACGGGATACACTGGTGGAGGACAATCACATACCCACGCTGGATCGACACTCGATGCCAGTCAGGGCGTCGCATGGAATAACTTGCCTGCTTTTAAGGCATACTGTTATATAGTTAAGGAGTGAATTAAATGGCTTATACAAAACCGACTATAACAGCTGCCAGCAGAGTTAGTGCACAACTACTTAACACATACGAGACCCAGTACGATGAAGTCATGGGTTTAGAGTCTACCTGGAATGACCACACTGCTAGGTATTATCTTAAAACCGAAGCTATAGTCAAATTTTTTAATTCTTCCTACATGGGTAGTGGTTCTGGGGCGGATGCTGATCTTCTAGATGGGCATCATGTTAGTGACCTGGTAGGAACAGGTCTTCCAGTAGGTGCCATAGTATGGTGGGCAAAAGACCCTGCTGTGACTATACCTGATGGATGGTCTGTATGTAACGGCTCTAATGGCACCGCGGATCTGAGAGATAAATTTGTTGTTGGATCTAGCGCGACCCTCGTTCTTAACTCCACGTATGGTGCGGCTTCTGTAACACCAACGTCTGCTTCGGTCTCAATAGGAACTACAGCGTTGACAACTACTACGATGCCTGCACATACGCATACATGGACAGAAACGCACGCTGCTTTAGGTGTAGCAAAATACTCGTATGTGTACTTAGGCTCCCAAGTGTATTATACTAGCGGGTCTTCTGCTAAGACTACTGATGCTACTGGAAGTGGCTCGGCTCACGGGCACGCGGGGTCGACGGTTACGTTCAACTCTCAATCGAATATACCTCCATATATTGGAGTGTATTTAATCCAGAGGATTTGGTAACCATGCCTCACACTAATACGACTTGGGATAATACAACCAAGATAACCACTACTAACCTAGATAATCTAGGCGATCAGTATGATGATGCCCTGGGAGATGCTACAGTACATAACCACGATACCAGATATTATACTAGGACTGAATGTGATGCTTGGTTTTGGTATGCTGGTAACGATGGTCCTGGGAGCGGATGTGATGCAGATTTGCTATACTATGCTGGTGCAAATAAGCACTATGCCGACTTCGGCACTGGTGGTGTAGCTGCTGGAACAGTCATAATGTGGAAGAGCGCGGTACTGCCTAGCGGATGGGTAGAATGTGATGGTACTAACGGAACAAACGATCTAAGAGATTGCTTTGTCATGGGAGCTGGTAGTACGTATTCTGTAGGTCAGACAGGTGGTGGAAACATCATATCTGAGACCTACAATTTGACCATAGCTGGTCACGCATTGACCAGCGATGAAATGCCATCGCATAGACACTCTGTAACTGAGAAACTTCCTCCACTTACAGCTACAGGTACTGGTTCATTTACAAACGGTAACGTAACTTACCGAGTATACTCCAGTCAAACTTCTGCATCGTCTGGTTCTGGAGGAAGCCATGGACACACAGGGTCTACGGTAACGATTAATAACACGGAAAATAAACCGCCTTGTGTGGCGTTGAAGTACATCCAAAAGACTTAAATAGTATGGGTGCGTAATAGACAACCGAAGACGAATTTTTCCTATATTCTGCCGCGCGAATAAAAAAATGCCCCGCTGGGATTACTCCCAACGGGGCTTATTTTTGTTTTAGAAGCACTGCTACTTCTAGGTCTAGAGCTTCCTGTTTTTCTCTAATCGCTTGCTGTAGACGCTTTGTATACTCTATGTTCCATTCGAGCTGGTCGCATAACCCGCGAAGCTCGCGTTCCATACCTTCAATACGATCCCTGGTAGTTAGAGCTGGAGTCCAGATCTCATCGTATGTACAGTAAAATGCTTTTTTCATTTAAATCAGTCCCGCCGTTGCTGCCATTATTAGTAGGTAGAGGATCACCGCGAAGGCTGCTGTTATTAGAGGGTGGTACCCCTGGTGGATTCCAAATCCAAACATGACTACAGCTACTAGCCATGGTACGTTAGCTAATACCATTCCTTTAGAGTAGTCTATTGCGGTTTGCGGCCCTGATGCGTAGTATGCGATCAAGGCTGTCAAAACGAAAAATACAGGAAGCGAAGCAACCATGGCCGCTGCGCCGCCCTTGCCTGATTCATTCAGATATGAGGCAGCCAGTGTCGTACATCCACCTAGGACAAAGTATAAGGCGAAGCGATAGATTGCTTCCACTTCACTCACTCCTAGTAGTCCTCATCCCCGAAGTTGTTTAGTTCTCGTAGTTTACACTTCTGGTCGTGAATAACTTCTGCTGCATGGCGTCTTATCGCATCTGCATATTTATACATCTCAACTTGAGCTTCAAAGCTCATGGGATCTATCTGTGGTGTCATTAGTGTATTCTCCTATCTACTGCCTTACAGGCGTCACAGTTACATGGGGGCAGTGGTTCTTGGATATATCCCTCGTTCTCATTTTCCAGAAGGTATATCTTAATCTGTGCAAGGACTGCCTCAAGTGCTAGGATTGAAATCATCACATCCCTTGGGGTTGTCCCATCTCCCAGGAAGGCTAGATTCTCTACTACTTCCATGGTAGCTTCATCTATATTCTCTGCTAAGTATTCCTCTGGGGATAAGTCCTCGTAGTCCTCGGTCATGCTCATTCATCCAACTCTAGTAAGTATCGCTTAAATAGGCCTATACTAATCTCCATGCCTATCAGTTCTCGTAGAACATCTTTAGGCTTACCGCCTTCTCCCAGGGCTGATGCTGTTTCTAGTATTCCTAGGTACGAGTCTTTAAGGTCGTCTATAAGTTCTTCAAGTACTTCGTCTTCCTCTTCTACCAGCTTGGAGTAAGAATTGGCATTGCAATTGGTATCATCCAGCATGGCTTCCTTATTGAACTTTGTACCCTTACAGTACCCACAGTCACAGGTAGCGTTCGTATACTCATCCTGAAGGTCTTTTAGATATTCATTTACGCCGTTTAGTTCCATTGTCAAGGTACATTCCTCACATACATATCTCTTAGCTTTAAATAAGTCGCATACCTGGTCAAAAGGCATTATTAGTCCCCGCCTAGCCTGGCAGGTCATATAGTCCGCGTTTTCAACGTTCTCTGCAAAGAGACAATCACTACAAACGTCGGTCATACTTATCATACTCCACGAACTGGGCGCAGTTCGGATCATCGTCTGCGGCCGTCTCTAATAGAGTGCAGTAACGCACTGCTTTATTTCTACGTTTTGAATACATAATCTGCATATATTTACATCTTAAGCACTGGGGCACTATCTAATTCCTCCTCGAATTTACCGCTTACGATGTCTTCGTAGAGATTATCCAACCCTCGTGTGAAAGCCAGCTGGGAGAGAACTCCGAAAAAGTTTGGGGCATCTGGGAAGTATAAATCGGCCCAATCCTCGAACTTATCGACAATTCCTTGCTCATCTAGGGCGTGAATTATGTCATTATAGTACACTCTCCTTACCCCCATGGTTAGACCCCCTGGTAGACACCGTCGTAAAGCTTTAACGCGTCACGAGTTAGCTGCATAAATACTAGCTGTAATATTCTAGCATTGCGATAGATATACACACCATTGGGGTTATTTACGTTTAGAAGCACTTGTCCATGGCCCATATAGCCAGGGTCCCATAATGCTGTTCCTAGTGAAACCCCCATACGTAGAAGGCTTGATCTAGGCAAAGCAATGGCGCATACGTTAATAGGTATGGCCACATACTCGTTGAGATCAACCAGGTAGCTGCCCCGGTCAAGTAATAGTCGGTCATCTCTATCCCATTCTAGCTCTTTAGTTTCAGGTAGTACTCTCTGGGAGTTATTAAATCCAAGCGCGCCTTTGCGCTTGAATTCCTTAATGGTTTTAACGGTAAGCTCAATGCCAGCGGGTTGAATCTGTTCTTTTGTATCTACAGTATTCGTTACTTGATCCGACATTTCCATTCCTAGAAAGATTGCCATCTAGATTCTCCACTTATGACCACAAGCTTTGCACTTACCGTCCATGACTGTAGGGTTACTTTTCTTTACTTTAACATCCATGCTACCACACTTAGGACACGTTGGCTTTTTCATCCCGGACCCTCCAGACGTTCTGACACCACTCGCATTTACCGACTACTGTGCAACAATTTATGTCGATCAGGCGTACCTGGTCGCTACCACACATGGGGCATTCAATAGGTTGTTTCATTGTCATCATCCCTCCAATGCTCTTGTTGTTCTATTACGTGTCCACATTCGGCACAAGTAATCTTATGCCCGCCTCCTCTAGGACCGTCGTAAAAAGTAAACCTCTTCATTACGCC